CCCGCCTACCGATACGCTCCAGTGTATCTCGATTGCGTTCGACGATGGCTCAGTGTTCGCGCAGACTATCTATAACTACAAGGGCGAACTATCGCCCGATGCGCTGCGCTCTATGGTCTGGCTAGTCCGCGCACTGAAGCGATACACTGTTGTAATCCACAACGCTAACTTCGATCTTCCTTTCCTTGCGATGTTCCACTCTATCACACATGGTGATAACATCCAAGACACTATGCTTATCTGGCATCGCATGTTTCCTGAGGCTGATAAGTCTCTAGCCCATGTGATCCAAGCATTAACTAATCTTCCTTTCCACAAGGACGAAGCAGGTACATTTACTCCGCATAACTTCCAACAAGAACGACAGCTCTTGGCCTACAATGCACGTGACGTTTACGCGTTACGCGAAGTACACAAGGCCATGCTGCCACTTAACGAGTCGTCTTCATCTGTGTGCGAATCAATCGCAGACTACATATTCACTGGACTCGTAGGCTTCTACATCAACGACAAGAAGTTAGCCATTCATAAGATCCGCCTGAAGCGCGAACTAGATCAGCTCAACCGCGTTATGCGTATGCTCGTCGGCATCGCGGACTTTAACCCTAACTCAGGTAAGCAAGTAGCCGAGTGGCTGTACACAGGACTTGGCTATCCTATCCGCGACACCACTGACTCTGGCGCCCCGGCCACCGACGCAACTACCCTATACAAACTACTCGCTGACAACCCAAAGAACGTAGCACTGCAAGTGCTTCTTGAAATTAAGGAGACTGCCAAGCGGTATTCATCACTCGGTTACGAACCATTCATTCAACCTAAAGCCAGATGATTAAACAAGAACGTATTGATAGTATCGCCCGGTCGATAATGCGACCCACTGAGATTACCGCAGAAGACGCACGAGCTTACCAAGATAATCCAAAGTGGGAATGGTTCCCTAAGTTGAACGGTGTCTTTGCGCGTTGGGATTCATCTCGTAAGAAGTTCTTTTCGAAGCGAGGCATTGAGTTCAAGCAGCATCTCATACCAGAACTGTACGCTAAGTATCTCAACGTAGATACTACTTTCGATGGAGAGATCTGGTCTGAAGATCTTACTCTTCAACAAATCTGTGGCGCACTATCCCACGAACGCGACACGCCTGCCACATACCACAAGAGTCTTGGCTACGTTCCGTTCGACGTGCCTTACGCAGGTGGTACTTGGTTGAACAGAAGGCGTGTACTGTGGGCGCATGATCCAACTATATCAACACTGGGCTATGTTCAGGATAGCGACAGATACGACGGTAGGATATTCCGCTTTCGAGACGGTATCTATGTCGGCGGTTACTCAGGTAATGTACTTAAGGTTAAGTCTTGGAAAGACTGCGAACTAACTGTCATCCGTCCTGAACTCGGCACACCTACCTCACTCTACGCAGGTGTCCTTGGCGCACTGCGCTGTAAGTTCAACGATACAGAAGTATCTGTAGGCACTGGCTTCTCACACGAAGAGCGAATCGAGTTCGCCGCCAATCCTCCATCACGCATTAAGATCAAATATCTGTCTCTATCACAAGACGGTATCCCATTGAACCCATCTTATATCGGTCTCGACATTTAGGCACAACGATAGCTTACCCTAAAATCCTATGACATGGAATGAATACGCAGAAGCAGCAGGAAAGTTTGATCTGACTAAGGATCGCGAACAGTCGGTGCAGTTTGTTCACGCATATCTTGGTTTCTGTTCGGAACTCAGCGAACTGGATCAAGCAATTCAGATTGACGATATTCCGAATATCAAGGAAGAACTTGGTGACCAGTGCTGGTACATTGCTATCCTGTCTCGCATGACTAAGCATGAACCTGACATGAATGCGAGCGGCGGTATCAGTCAAGCGGACGGTGCGAATCTTGCCAAGCGTTGGTTCATCGGAGGTAAGCATCCCAGCGAGGCAGCTATCAATACTCTCGCGGATACTATGTACAAGAATACGGCTAGAACTGCTAGGCAATTCCGTATTCCTATGGAGGAAATCTACGAGGCAAACATTGCTAAGCTCACTCTTCGTCTTTCCGGAGGCAAGACCTACGCACAAACTGCTGACGAAGATCAACGTGACCGCGCCGCCGAGGCAAAGATTATGGAGGGCAAGTGAACCCCAAAGTATTCGGCTGGCACTACCCAGCAGGTGTTACAGAGAAGACAATCGACGAACACTTCGGTGATAAACAGCATCCCATCTGCAAGATGTGCGATAAGAATGAAGCAGACGAAACATTAGATGGAGAGGCTATATGCCAGAGATGCTTAGCGAACGTAGAGTAATATGATCCCACGTCTCCGCGCCATCACCTGCTACAAACAAGCAGGTACCCGTTCATTCCGTTTGTCTGCCACTCAGTATTTCGGCAGCTACGGAATGAACTTACAGAACCCAGATAAGCAAACCCTAGATCATCTCGAAGCCCCGCCGGATCATGTCATTGTACAGGCTGACCAGTCTGGCGCCGAGGCCCTTATCGTAGCATACCTATCGCGCCCGGGCCGTTACCGAGCGCTGTTCGAAAACGGTGTAAAGCCACACACTTATCTGGCTATGCACCTTTTCCCTGACCTGTTCAATCTGACTCCTGATTCACCATTCCTTAACGAAGAACCTGCACAGTTTGTTAAACATGCTGACTGGCCTAAACTTCACAAGATTGTTAAATCATCGGGTAAACCATATGACATCGGCAAACGCACAGCTCACGGTTCGTCCTATAAAATGGGTCCTCGCACGTTCCGTAATGCCAACCTCAAACAATCCAAGGGAAAGCTTAAGCTTACGTTTCGCGAGTGCGAACTCTTTCTCCATAAGTTCAAGGTCCTGTTCCCTGAAGTTGTCGAATGGCAGGATGAGATTGAATTCCGTATCCGCACTGAACGACGCTTGGTTAATCTTCTAGGCTACGAACGACATTTCTTAAGAGGCATCAATGATTCATATATCCGCGAAGGTATCTCTTGGATACCTCAGTCAACGGTTGGCTGCATCACTCATCAAACAATCCGCAAAGCAAGAGCAGCAAGATACTGCACTTGCTCAAACAAGCACGACTCCGCTGCTGTCATTGTCCACAAAAGCGACGCAGGCACAGCGGCTGCTTTCCTCCAAAATGCAATGCGAGTCACCATGCGAGGACACGACTGCGAGTTCATCATGAACTCTGAAGTTCAGATCGGTCGCAACTGGGGTTCGTTCGACAAGACCTCGAACCCTGAAGGTATGCGCGATTCTGCCGACTGGCTAAAGAACAACTAACATGCAAACATTCTTTTCAGAGCCTACGACTGAAGAGTCGTTGAAGGTGCTAGATTATCGACGACTCGGTAAGCAACGTGTCGAAGGTTATCAGATTCTTCGCACGCTTACCGGCGCAGCTAAGGGTTGGTCTAGCCATCCTGCTGTTAAGATGTGGCGTGCATATGAGCCTGCCTTGCTTGACTACACACTGTCTGCTTGCGAGCTGTGGGTAGAACGCGGCTACTGTGACACGCTTGCAGATAAGTTGTTCGACGAGTTTGGTTTCTTGATGGATCATCCTATTGTGTATCCTCCGTGGATCAAGAATCAAAAGGTTATCGACTCGCACAAAGCTATGTTGTACCACAAGGACAACAAGAAGTATGCGTACTACAGTAAGTACGCACACATTACAGCGTACGTCTGGCCTGTCTGACCTATGACACCAAGGATCCAAACAGTAATTCTATCGGCGAGGCAGGCTTTTACTGCGCAGTTCGGACGGGAGCCTAATGCTATCTTGGTGTCATCAAATGGTGAAATGGCTCTCAACGAACTGCGCGTAAAGCCCGGCAGCACATATATGGGAATGATTGTCGTCTCGGCAGAGATTGTAGACGATGCTACAGTAGCTCTAATCCTCAAGCAACAATGACAAACTATGAACTCTGGCGCACATTCACTGCTAGACTGCACAGTCCAAAACAGTTCCTTGATGCTGCGTTTTATTACATGGTTGGCGCAGCGATGGAGCGACGTGTCTGGCTTGGTTCTGGCCATGCTGCTGTTTATCCTAACCAGTATGTTCTCTTGTGTGCCAAAGCAGGCATCGGCAAAGGTCTTGCAATCGGCGCAGCCAAGACACTACTCGACGCGCTTGCCGATCCAAAGTATCCAGACAAGCCCTTCCTATCCAAAGGTCCAGACTCCGGATCATACGAGAAACTGATCCATCGTCTTGCGGACGGCGTGCGCACTACGTACAAGGATACAACCTACGCTGACGAGATAATCAAGAAAGATCAGCCATACGCATACTCCTGTCTTCGCATTGAACTTGACGAGCTTATCTCATTCTTCCACAAGGAAGCAGAGAATGCAGTCAAGTTCTTTTGCACTGTATGGTCAGGCACAAGTTACGACCGCGACACGTTTACTCACGGCGCGAAGCCACTGGCCAATCCTCTGATCTCTTATCTCGCAGGTGCCACGCCCGACGACATGCGCAAGCTAATGCGCTGTGACGTTATCGGCTCTGGTCTTGATCGACGTATGCTTATTGTCTACGCAGACAAGAATGAGTACGAGCAGTTCCTTATTCCAGAGAGCAGCGAGGCCGCGCTGAAGGCAGGCACTGCATTAACTGAGCATATCGAGAAGCTCACTAAAATCTGCGGTAAGGTAGTCTTTACGCAGGAAGCTAAAGATTATGCTCAAGCTCTGTGGATAGATCGGTCTAAGCGCAACGTATCTACCGAAGCTCTGGTTGAATCATACAATGACAACAAGCAACCACAGTGGCAGAAGTATGCGCTGGCCATGCACTTTGCCGAAGGTGAACCGGCAGAGAAACTGCGTACCCCAATTAGCGTAGAGACATTGGACGCAGCAATCAAGCAGCTTCACTCTTACGAGATGCTTAGGCATTTCGCCTACGAGAAGTCTGCTCAGAACGAACTGTCTGTTATCGCTATGGAGATTGTGCGCAGACTGCGCTACGGTCCGATGGATCAGGCAGACATTATCGCTTCAGTCTACAAAGACTTGAAGATCAAAGACATCGACGAGGTATTGGAATACCTTCTACTTTCACGAAGAATCAAACAAGACGGTACAATATTCACAGCTATATGAATGATGCACAAGTAAGAGAGAACGTGTTGGACGAAGCAAAGAAATGTGTACTGCACGATCGCAACTCCACATATGGTAAACCTGAGGATAACTTCCGGCGGATTGCTGAATTGTGGACGGCGTATCTCGGCATTCGACCTAAGGATGTTGGCGCGTCGATCACGCCGACTGACGTAGCTCAGATGATGTTGCTTATGAAAGTGGCGCGACTTGCGCACAACCCGACGCACAAAGACTCTTGGGTTGATGGTATTGGTTATCTTGCGTGCGGCGCAGGAATCGAACTTGGCGAAAATCAGAAGAAGAGTGATTGTCATCTAACGCCATCCGAACTAGAGGCTAAGATCCGTCAAACATATGGTGAAGTTTCCCCATGTCAAATACCTTCTACATCATCGGGTTCGCAATCGTAATTGCGCCGACATTTACCATCATCGGAGTCTGGTTAGGAGCTTACATTTTTAAGAAAGGAATCAATAATGAAAACGACCGAAATGATTGCTAAGGTTAAGGACTCGCAAGATTACGCGATTGTCAACGAGCTTGGTCTCTCTGTTAGGACTGACTCACTGAGAGATCTTGGTTTCGTATTGTACGAAGTGTGCAGGCAAGTGAAGACTGGTAGTTATTGGCTGGTGTGCGAAGCAGTTAATACAGCGTTCA